GGCCCTTTGGCGCATTGCCTTAAGGTCAGTTCTAAAATCGTTATCACTAAGCATTATCGCGAAGTGAGCGATCACTGTAAAGACGATAGTCTGAACAGGGAACGTGACAGCTGATCCCATTGCCGCGAATTTTCGCAGCAGTAATAGTTGATCCTTATCACACGACGAATCGAGTGAGGCAGGAATCAACACGGATCTGCTCCTGGCAGCATGAAGCGCGTTTAACAGGGATTCATTGCCCTGGAAAACGTACTCGACGAGGCGCGTTGACAATCTGTCGCTTGCGGCAGAGAGGTCAACAGTAGCCATAGAGCCATCCTTGGAAGATTCCAAGGCTAGGTTTTGGCTGTGCAACTGGTTATCAAAGGCTATAGAAAGCCCAAGAGGACTAGAAGCCACCTTGTCTTCCAACCATCTCTGGATACCACCTTGGATCCATTGATGGGCAGTAGGTTCCGCGGCAATCAGCCTCGGACCCTTCTGCGTTTTTGGAACAGCATACATCAGGCAAGGATATTCCTTGTCCGATGGATTGGACCTATGATCGTGAAGATCACATGTACCAAACCAATCAAACGGGAACATCTGGTCAAGTTTCTTAGGCCAGTTCTTGAAGTCATACTTGATGACTCCCGGAACACGGTCGGAAACTGCGCCAGGTCCATGCTTTGGACGAATAGCCCAGACCGAGAGGTCGCCCCAGGAACTGCATAGGGTAGCACAAAGGCTACTAAAGGCAGTCCAGGAAACGTCTCTCAAACTGTTGTCTACCGGCTGTTCAAAGCCAGAAAGAGTCAGCTGACGGGCTGATTCAGGCGTACGATCGCCCCACAAAGGGTGACCGCTACGTCGACTCCAGTCAGGGACATCACAGTCCCAAGTACCAGGCCAAGAACGAGGCAGAGCCCGTTCAACAGCGACGTAGTCTTTAACGACCTTGTCGATGTAATCCTGATCACAGTTGATGGCAAGTTTCTTTGCGAAATAGTATATCTCGCGAAGGCAAGCCACAGCGTAGACGTCAGGATCGGCCAAAAGCTGTCCTTGCTCATCGAAGACGAGGATCCAAAGTCCGTGTAAGAACACAGGTCTCGGATCGGATCGATTATACCTTCCATGGTATTTCGGTCTTTCCTCTAGAAGGTGTCCAGCGGCTAGGCACTTGTCCAGCCACTTTCCACAATCTGGAAGGGTTATCGTAAAGAACGGTAACCCTCTCGCTTCGAATGCGGAATCTACGCACTTTTCACAGCGCGTAAGTTCCTTAAGCAAGCCCGGGTAAGTCAAAGCGATATCTTCGCAGATAGCGCTGAAGACCCCGAACACCAGTAGTTCATGTTTTCTCATCATGGCCTCCTTTGAGGGGTTATGAATACATGGTCTACACCAACACTCACAGAGTGGGTTCACTATTTGAGCTTAC